CACTAATGGCTGCCCATAGGTTGTCAGCGTTAAGCGGCTTACGAGAGCCATAAGCCAACTGCCAGAACGAAAAGCCAACATTACGACGACAGTCCACACCAAAACGGAATTCGTCTGATGTGAAAACATGCTCATCATCTAGCTTGGTCATGGAAGTAAATACTGGCTTCTTACGCTCTTGTAAGATCACTGGCTTTACTGCACGAGACGTATCAAGTAAGTACCACGGCGTACCCGTGCCGGCGTTATCGTCATAGTTGGAGACAGACACAACGGTGCCCGTACCGTCAGCATTCGGATAAACAGGATGATCGGTATCAAAGAAGTTTTGGCCGTCGTAACACAGGGATGTCGTACCAGCGCTCAGTAAGCCGTAGACCAATTCGTCTGGCTGAATTTCAGAAGTGCGGCCCATTTCTTCGAAAATAGGGGAATAAATACCGACTTCATCGTCTTCGATTTCGGTACGACCAACACCTACGGTGCTTTCGAATTTCTTGTTAATAATGGTGTAGCCGTGCGCTTGCATAGAATTGATGACACGATCACCAATCCATTCCCGCATTTGCGGGAACTTGCCCAACCATCCATAGGTGTTAGAGGCGGTTGTTGAGGTAACAACCATGGCCACTTGATTCCATTGCGGCTCTGCTGATGTGATGCCTTTTTGGAAGTCCGCTTTCCAGGATGTGAACAGCGCTTTAATAATTGCTGGGGTTACAATAGCCATGTTGGGCTCCTGTTTATCTAATAAATCGTAAGGGTTAACTCAGCTTTTTTTGTCTGACTACTGCGCTTTTAAAGCCGCGTATTCTTTTGGCGTTCGACCTGTGAGCGCGGCCGCTTCCAGCTCTTCAGCCGTTAAACCGTTCTCATCGTTTTTAGGTGGTGGGGTTTCTGTTCCAGCTTGCTGGCCTTTTAGGGCTGCCATCGGTTTGGCTTTATCAATAAAGGTCTTAAGCGCAGCAAAGTTGTCTTTGCCTAAATCACGAGCCCACGACTCCATACTTGGAAGTAAACGACCGTCGTCTTTAGCGTCATTGATCAGCTTGTCTAAGCCGCCTGTTTGAACTTGATCTGACAATGCAGCGAGTTCGCTTTGCATATCCGTGACAACTTGGATTGGTACGTATTTCGAAAGGTCGACTGATGCACCGGCTGCAGGCGGTGCTGCTTTTAATGCAGCCAACTCACTTTGAGATGCTTTAAGCGCTGCTTGAGCGGTCACGGCTTCTTTTAATGCGACTGTGATTTGCTCGTCAGTTGCATCGTCGGCAAGGCCTAATTGTTTGATCAGTAGTTTACGATCCATCAGAGATTCCTCTTGTTGGTCTGGGTGAGCTGGTTGGGTTGGATGAATATGAAGGGAACGAAGTGCAACGCCGTTTAGCCCGTCCAAGCCTGGGCGGTTCACTAATGCGGCTGAATGCAATGAGATGGGCTTGCCTGTTTGTTTGTCGTAAGGAAATACGGCAGACAGATAGCAATATTCGCCACCTTTAATGTACTCAGTTGCGCGGGCTGTCCAGTCGGCTTTAATCCACAATCCTGTGTCACGCCATTGGGCGTCTTTGATCCAGCCAGAAGCAGGTGCAGGTTGTCCGTTTTGGTCTGCTAATAGCGTTTGATGCTCGTAGTCGATAACCGTTGGGTTCACGCGGGATTTCAAATCCGCGATTAATGACTGCGCTGTTGGCTCATCCAAGAACCATTGACGACTCGTAACGTCGAAGGGACGACCATCGACAGCCTTAAAGTGACCCGCTGGGAACAACTGACACCAGCCGTCTGAATCAGACTCTAGCGACAATGCCGCAAAGCCAACTTCGTCAGTTGGTTTAGTGCCGCTGCTTTGTGCAGACAAAATGGCAAGGGATAAGGCAGTACGTTTCGTTTCCATGTAGCCAGATTAAGACACTGGCGCACTGGGTTGGGATTCAAGCGTTTAGCGAAAAAATAGAGGGTTAGAGGGAAATTCTAGAAACGGGGTGAAAAAGACGGGTGCGTTGCTAGCCTACTCGATTTATAAAGGTTTTATAAATACTTTTCGTCAAAAAAACGTATGAGTGTGGCGGGTAAGCGCTTAGAACGACGCTAAGGCGCTCTTAGGGGGCAAGTTCTAAATGGCTGTGAATGATGTCGATAATCTCGGTTTCGTCTTCATCCGCTAATCCAAAGTATTTCCGTGCCTCTATGTTTCTATCATCATCACCAAACTGTTGCGTCGCGGCGTAAGCTTCTGTTCCCGGCCCGGTACTGACACCTGCTTCATCTGCCGAATGAAAGGCAAAAATCGTATCTCGTAGGTTAAGCGTTTCGCCGTGCAGTATTTTATTCATTGAGACGCCTTGTTTTTCTTTACGCTCTAGCGTCTCAGGTGACAGGGTTTTCCAGGGTGTTCCGTCGGGCTCTTGTTCATTGTCGAAATGATCTCGTGTGCGTTCATGCAAGTATTCTGAAATCTCCAACATGGCTGCGGGGAGATTGTCGGGGAGCTTACTGAGCTTTTGCAAAGCCTTTTGAATGTCACTGTCGTCAAAATCGACTTGTATGCTGTTGGTTACACCTGCCACTTTTCTTTTCCTCTGTTCAATACTATCATTAGGTTGCTGCGGGACGAGTACTCAGAGTTACGACCAAGAAACGCGGCAAGAGGTCTGGCTGAGCGGGCCTCTATTCCTTTCTTGTTACTACTCTTGTTTGCGGTAAAGTCTTACGCCTTCCCTTTGTTTTTCCATGTAGTTATCGTTCTCTGGCACCTGCTGGCCACCGCGTTTTTTATGGGGTGTAAAAACAGTACGGCCATTCCAGACACCTTTGCCGTATTCAAAAACACTAAACCCGTGAACAGTTTCACCTGACTCTTCTATCGTCCACCTTTTAAGGTATCTTCGAGCTAGTCGAAACTTGCCAGGTCTTTGATTATCTGACTCCAGTAAAACCCACACTTCATCAGGCTCAATGATGGCCTGAGCCAATAACGCCATGTAGCGGTGGCGGATCTTGTCCTTAGTGATCTTTAGATTGCCACTCACGTCTCGAAATAGCAGATCACTAATCAATAGAGGTTCGCCCATGACATCCTTGAATACCACGCTTTCACCATTGGTAATGCCAAATTCACTTAAGAACGCATCGAGATAAACCGTATCCTCTAAGCCGTCCGCTAATACTTGCTTTGCAGATACGGGTGTTGGTTTAGGCAGCGGCAAGTTATCAGGTCGACCCATCGGGATAGGCTGGCGTTCCACATCGCTTTGACGTGGTGTGAAATGCTCGCGAGCCGCTTGATTAGGTCGGTATTCAAAGCCGGGGCTGATGCCCTCAGGGATGGCTTTTACTTCACCCGTACGCTTGTCCGTGTAGTCGTAGTATTTAATAGGCGGCGCTGTGTCTGGTGAGGTTTTGCCAAGCTTGCGCATAGCCCGTTCTGATTTAGGAAACTTTTTACAGTTACAGCCATAGCCGTTTGATGGGCTATGAGTGTTCCACCACGGATCATCGGCTAACAGAATCATTCTGTCCCAGCTTTTATGCTGTGGGCGGTAATGCTCCGCGCCTGAATGCCTGTATTCCATGTAAGGGAATACTTTCTGAAATTCAGGATCCGCAAACTGGGCTTCGCGTCCTGCGTTGTAAGCTTGGCGTATGTTGGTGGTGTAGATGAGTTTAGAGCGCCAGCCCCTTTTGCCGTTGTAGTCCCAGCCGTGTGTTTCAACGATGTTATCAAAGCGTTTCTGAAAGTCGGCTAGTGTTTCACCGTCTTCCATCGCTGCCCGGATTGATGTCGCGAAATCTTCCACTATGGCGGTCTTATTTGCCCCAGACACCATAAAAGCCGTGTCGTGTTGTTCCGCGTACACGTCTTCCCAACCATTGGTAGGGAGTGGTATTTTCTGTTTGAAATAATCTAGGGCTTCGGTAAACGGGCGGCTGCCGTAGCTGACTGTCATTCCGCATCCTCTATTACATCGTCACGGCCTGCTGCGTTGGCCACGGCCATGGCTTGACCTAGTACATCGGCCATATCAGATGGGTCAATTGGTAGGGTTAACAGCTGCTCTTGTAGTTGATCAAAACTGGTGGCATTCATTACTAGCGTTTTGATTTGATCAATCACGGCGCTGTTAGCGGCCGCGCCTTTGTCTTGCAAATTCGCTATGAGCTTTTCTAACTCTTTATCTTCCGCGTCTTGCATGGCCTGTCCGGGCGCGTTTGCTTTTAATGCGGCTAGCGCGGCTTGGTTAGGTGCGACCTCTGTTTTCGCTTCAGGCGTATTCGCTGAAAATGACAGAATAGCTTCGCCATTTTGTGGTTTTGGAATCTGTAGTTTTTCTGTTACCCATGACTCAGGAATTTTCATGCCTAGCTGCACCAGCGGGGGCAGATATTGAGCATAGTGGGCGATGTCTTCTGGTTCGCTTAGATCAAATTCAAAGCGTGGAATACGATGTGGGCCACTAAAACTGCGACCGTTCAAGGCATACATCGGATAGATCAAATCCCGTGTCAGCGTCGCGGCTATCTGCTTAGCATCGCTGTCTCGTAGCTCTTGGCGTACTTCGTTATGCACGTTACCAAGCGCATTGGTGCTGCTCTTGCCGTCGGCTTGGCTTGTGAGTGTGCCGCCTAAGATGGCTTTGGATTGCGTTTTTTCACACCATGCCATCATGGCTTCAAATGGCGTACTAGAGCCTTTAGCGGCTTCTTGAAATTCAATGTCCATACCACGCGGGATGATGCCACCTGCGTTATGACCAATCGACATAACTGCACGTAATAGCGTGGCTTTTTCTTTTTCGCTTGCCCCTGTTGGGTATTTACCTAGGCGTAAGGGTAAGCCATAGATTTCTAGGAACTCAGCCAAATCACGCACTGAAAAATTCTTAAACAGGTATGGCCATGCGAGCACTCGGGCTAACGCTGAACGACCAACGTAACCAGACTTAGCGCCATGTTTGTGACTGATCCAACCAAATGGCTGTAACTCGGCCCCTTCGTATGAGCCGTCTCGTAAGCGCAATTCGTTA